TATTATAAATATTAAGTATTATTTATATCATTAATATTACTAACAGCTTCTACTACAAAATTAACTTTAGTTTTACTACTGTATTTGTTTATAGAGTTTAAATCTTTTTGTTCAACATCAGGTACAATATAACCATTTAATTTAATATTAAATGTACTCCTAACTATTCTTTCAGAATTATCAGATAACTCAGCTGTTGATGTAAATGAGTCAATCATCGCTCTAAATTTAAAACGTTCAGGATCACCCCAATATGAATCAGAAGCATATTCTACAGCTTCAATAATTTTATTTAATTGATCCATATAGTAGGTAAATATAGCACAACTATAATTAACAGTAACATAGTCTGGCATTACAACAGCATAAAATTGTTCTTCTGGTTTTATATCATTAAGCACAGCAAAATTACTATAAGCATTTCTACTACTATATGGTTTTTTCATAACACCATAATTAACAGGATGATTAGCGTCTAGTTTATTACCTATAGATCTTACTTTTTCAATGCTATCTCTTTTAAACATTAAAAGAGGAGCCATCATTTTTCCATTTAGATCTCTATAATAACCATCTTGTTGAAATGATTTCCATTTTTCTTGAGTACCATAAACTATAGGCACAGATATTCTTTCACCATTTTGAAGTACTGAGGGTTTTATTACATTTTGAAAATAGTAAAACACTGCTTCATCAATATCTTGAATACCAATAGATAACGGTTTTACAGTATCATCTTTAAATGACTGTTGAGTAGCTCTTTCAGGAGTAGTAACATTATTAGGATTACCTATAAAAGAAAATCCAGGTGCACCAGCTGGTGGCACGTAAGGTTCTTGTAGAGAAACACTTATTTCTCTTTGTGACTTAGGTGTTACTTTTCTTGTTTCAGCCATTATAATCTTTGTTTAACAATATTTATTCTATCTGCTGGGATGTAATGTGTTTCGCATACTACACTAACATTATATCCAAATTGATCTAAACCTGGGTTTAGTGGGTTTTGAGAGTATGGGTAGTCAGGGTCTTTACCAGCAAAGAATTGTCTAATATTTGTGTTATCAATTTCAAAATAACTTTCTTGATATAATAACACATCTCCAACTTCAGGGTGAACATTAGCGTCAACTAAGTCATCTCTTAAAAATGCTGCTTTAATATTCCAATTAAAATCAACACCAAATTCATTTACAGGACTTGTATTATCACCTACTGTAATTAAAGCATTTAATAGTACTGGGTTTTCAAAATACTTCCCACCTGAAGCTTCTCCATACATATTAGTAGTTGTTTTATCTAAAATATATTTGTAAAAAGCAATTTGTTGAGTAATAACATCCCCTAACAACTCACGGTTGATTTTTCTAAACATTGAAATATCTCTCGCTGATCCAAATATAGCCATTATCCAATATATATAGTCATTGGTACATTATTAATTTCTTGTCTTCTAAAATCACTTTCTTGTGATCGTCTTTCTAATAAAGCGCGTTTAGAAGTTTCATCAAAGTATAATCTTAATCTTTCAATTAAAGCTGTTTTTTCCGCTGTGGCGGCTGATAATAAATCTGCTTGATTTAATGTCATATTTTGATCAGGAATAGGAACTGTTGAGTACTTACCTCTAACATATCCTAACATCTCTTTACATAATGCTAAACAATATTCAAATATCCATTGTCTACCAACCGAGTTAATTTGGGAATAAGTAGGATTACCATATGGAGCATTTGATGGGTTAGTTACAGTATTAGTTTGGACTAAACCATTAGTTAATCTATCAGTTATTTTAATATATTCAAACCAAATAAATCCACCTCTACTGTCATCGCTATTAGGAACAGGGAATATTTTTAATTTATTATTTACAATATTAAATGTATAAGCTGATAAACGGATAGTATTACTTAATTCTATACCTTGAACTACAGCCGCATCAAAAGCAGCTGGCATCATTAAATAACCTCCACCATATCCACCGCCATATATTCCACCATATATGCCTGCTGCTGGTACTCCACCTAAACCGCTAAACGCTCCTAATCCATAAGGCGCGTACATTTGATTCACAGCTGGTATTTCTTGGTAAAATACTCTTTTAATTTCAATTCCACCAGTAATATTATTATTAGTAGCCCAAGCTCCTAAGTCATATTCTTGAATACTACCTGTCACAGCTATAGAACCACTATAATAAGTCACATTTCCACCCACACCTGCTTCTTCACCATATTGTTGTGATAAACGAATAATAGTAGCCATATTAGGCGTAATAAGTGCGTTATTTAAATTTGAAGATGTAGGTGCACCCTCTAACGACAACATATTGTCTCGCACTTGATAAGCGTAGAGTTCATTACCATATGTGGTAACTGCTTCTTCAAACGCAGCATAGAAGTTTAAATCTTGTAATTCAACCTCCATTATAGGGTATCCTAATCGACGAGCACAAAATGTAGTTACTTTGTCAGCATCAATTTGAAAATCATAATCATAGTCATAGAACCCAAATGGTGTTAAACCAGGGAAAAATGAACTAGAACCAGGATATATAGGAATGTTCATGTGTTAGGTTTTGTTATAAATATACTAAAAAACAAATTAAGCGACTTGAGTAACAGTCACTATAACTGAAGGAATAGCAGGAACATTACCACTTGGTGATGTATTGGCTAGTAATCTAGCATGAGCTTGAGCTGTTTGCCAAGCTATTTCTACATAATCATTAGCATTTAAAGGATATACCCAATTCCAAGCCGCTACTGCTTTACTATTATTTTGTAAAGATACAACAGTAGCACTATTACTTACATTACTACCATTTTTCTTTAACCATATATAAACATCATCAGCTCCAGCGTAAAAATCTAATTGAGATGAAAATTGAATATTATATATACCTGCATTTGGAACTACTAATCTTGAATTGTTTGATAACGTTATTCCATCAATTACATCTATAGTGTTAAATGTCATTGATCCTGAAGTAACAGCTGCTAATGTTTGTGTTTGGGTTGATGAAAATGCTCCATAATTAAATTGTCGATTTCCATTTACATAAAATCCTGATCCTGTTATACTTAATGATCCAGTTATTTGTATACTACTTGTTGTAGCCCAAATTCCTCCTCCCACATTAGTAAAAGGTGTTGATGGTCCTGTTGGTCCTTGTGGACCAGGATTATTTACCTCTATTACGTTAGTAACAGCTTGAGGGACAATTACTTGTCTTTCATCTGTTATAACAATAATATTAGATATATCTAATTGACCGTTTACACTATTACTTTGCATTAAATTAAAATATTTTATACAATTGGTGGACTGTATTTTGTAAATGTAGAAGCGCTATTGATAGCGTTAGCATCTTTAAGATTATCAATTACAAAAGTATCTAAAGCATCAATTAATTGAGTATATGGATCTGTAATTGCGGGATCATATGTTAAAGTAGATTTATCAATACTTTGATATCCTACTGCGCCATTGTTAGCAATGAATACATCCATTGCAATTTGACCCGCATATTGCAAGTGTGGTACTAATGTTAATAGAGGAGATTCGTAAATTAACCCTGTTTGTGGGTTTTGGAAGAATCCTGTTACTTGTACTGCCATTGTTTTTTATTATAAATATATTAGGTTAATCCAAATCTAGTTTTTGTAGTGTTGTAGTTTTGGAGGACTTCTGGTGCTGTAAGTGCTCGATTATAGAATCTCCAAAATGGTATAGTAAATGGACCTACTGAACCTATAAAAAGAGTACCACCGGTTCCATTTAATGGGTCAAACGATATATTATTAGTTGAGGTAGGTCTTCCATAAGTATAACCTTTTAAAGATCTATTTTCGTAAGTAACAGTAATATAGTATAATATATTTGCTTGTGGAGTTGTAGTTAAACCAACACTTGCTGCTATTGATGATGAGTTTAATGTGCAGAAGGTCATGAAATTTCCTGATCCAAATTCGGCATATACTCCATTAGTTTGATATCCAGATCCATTTTGGTAAATATAATTATATTCTCCAGTAGTAGGTAATTCAGAAATAGATACAGCATATTCTATTGTAAATGAAGAAGAAATAGGTAATGTAGTACTTGCTT